GTAAAAGGAACACCTCTATTTTGTTCAGCTCTTGTAGGTAAATATGCATGTATTATTTCACTTGCTGGCACTCTTATATGTTCTTTAGGTGACATATAAGTATTATCATAAGGATGATTTTTAAATAACCAATATGCAACTGGTTTATCGTTTTTATCAACCTCAACACCCATTTTAATTCTATTTTTTGTTTTAGGGTTTACTTCGTTTTTAGTTTCATCTAAATGATCAGCTTCTAAAAACTGTATCTTATAACCGTATTTAGAATCTTTAGTTTGTACATGTCTTACTAAAACTTCACCATCTCTTGCTAATGATTCAACAAATAACTTTTGGCAATCAATAAAAGATTGTCTACCATTTAATGTACAGTTACCCATTCTTGACCATTTATAAAATTCTGTTTCTACAACTCTATTGCCAATAATATCTAACGAACCGTCTGTATTTCTTGCTTTTACACCTAATCTAATTCCGTTTGATCCAATGATATTAGAAACCATAAGATTAAGATATCTAGAAACAAAGGAATCGTTTCTTGCTAAATCTCTACTTCTTTCTCTTAAAATTCTTAATTGATTTTTTATTTCAGCATCTGCTGATGTACTTGAAGCTCTGAAATCTTCAAATAGTCTACCTGTACTTGCTCCTGCATATTTTCTGTACATAGGAGTTTTACGTACTTTTTTATTACTTCTTCCTATTATTTTGTCATACCAAGCCATATTTAAAACCTAACTTTAATTGTATTACCGGAATCTTTCTTGTTTTTGATTCTTGATTTTTTAACTTCTTTTAAATATTCAGCTTTGTATCTGTCTCTAAACTGTAATAATTCATCAATAGTTAATCTTGACAATGATCTGCCAGCAATACTCATTGAACTTTGATCCATTGTCGCTCTATTTTCTATTACAGCTTCAATCGCATCTAATACTTTCTTAGCATGCGATCTTACAGAAGATGTAGTTGTTGCATAGTTTTCTTGTATTTCTGTAAAACCTTCTGATAATTTAATTCTTGCTGAATCAGAAGACCTTGTTATATATGCAACCCAGTTATATTCACCAGATGTATAAGATGTTGTATTGCTTACCTCAATAATATATTCATCATTAGATTCTGTTGCAGTTAAAGTAAAATTAGCTGCAGTTGAACCGTCAACTAAGTTGAATTCATAAGATAAAGCATAAGATGCAGTAGGGTAATCCGTGGATAAGTCTGTTCGCTTCCACGCCCAAAAATCTCCTAACTGCAACTCATTAGGTTCTGATGTAGGATAGTTTGTACTATCAAATTTATTGGCCATAAATAAAAAATAGTTTTTTTGATTATACTATTATTTATATCATGAAAAACCTCAATTTGTAATTATTTTCGAGAACATTATTTTTTCTTCAAAACCCATAAACAGTTTCTACTTTCAGCAGGAAACATAGGTGCCATTAAATTACTTAGTATATTTGTATCAAAATATTCACTAACTGTTTCAAAATATTGCTTCTGCCAGTCATTCATAAGAGGTTTATAATCTCTTATTGATGCAAAGGTTCCATATTTATTCTCAACAGTAAAATATCTTTCTAATATATCTTGTAGTTCAAAATGTTCAAATTCACAGATTTCACCATTAATAATATGATTAGCTGCAGCTCCTACTTGTTCATCATAGTTTGGTGTAGATAATAATATTGTTGTATTTTCATCTGCAAACTTACACATATTCTGTAAAAATATATCTGCATTCTTTTTACCTATATGTTCGATAACCTCAAAGCTACAAATTAAATCATAAGTTTCTCCTGTAGGTTCTATATCAGAACATAAATCTAAAGTTTCAAATGATGCCCATTCTACATTTTCATATTTTTCGTTTGCATCATTCATTGTTTTTTCTCTTACATCAACTCCTAAATACTTTTCGCATTTAAATCTATTTCTGTAAAATACTTCTAAACAACTACCTGTACCACAACCCCAATCTAAAACTTTCATACCAATTTTTGCTCGTTTTAGTACATGGGTCCATCTTAAGTAGTGTGCAAATTGATCGCGATGATAAATATGTCGCTCCATTGCAGTATCTGGATTTAATTGTGTTGTGTTATATTTTTTCATAATATACTCCTTGTTGTGAAAAAATTTGATCAGCAAGATTACAACTATCTTGCCAACGTGGGTTAGAATCGTCTGCTATTTTAGCTATTACAGCTCTTATTCCTACTTGGCACATACCTTTTGCACATTCATGACAAGCATGTAAACCATAAATAAACATTGTTGCACCTTCTAAAGAAACACCATTTAATGTTGCATGATAAATACAATTCATTTCTGCATGTATAGTGTATTTATATTTTTGTTCTCTATCTTCGTATAAAGAAGGTTTATCTGGAAACTGTCTTGGAAAACCGTTATAACCTTGTGATAATACTTGGCCTTTATTTCCAATAGCTACAGCTCCAACTTGTGTTGAAGGGTCTTTACTCCAAGTAGATATTTCTTTTGCAAGATTTAAATATCTATCTTTCCAAATGTTTGAAATGTCTTTCATAGATATGTAAGTTTTGTACTTGCCAATAAATTAAACCTGAATCATAGCCTAAGTCATTGCTTAGTTTATTTAATATATGTTTATGCCAAGCATAATCATTTTTGTAACCATAAACAGCATCATTAGACCTCATCTGCACCACACAATCAACTTGTGAGGATAAGGAGTTAATATAAAAGCTAACTGCATTAGTGCAGATAAAATCGTTCTTGCCGTTATCTTGATATTCTTCCCATATACTAGGTCTTGTATAAACCATAGTTGCTCTTCTAGAATTACTATTACGTTGTAATTCTTCTAAAGCGTTATTATATTGATTAAAATATAATGGGGAGTTTATCAATCTTCCGTAATTTGAATTAATTTCTCCATTGTTATTTGCTGTATATTGCCATGCAGCAGGAGTTGGATCATAATCTATATCATGTATATTAGTTGATCCTAATTTATACCAGTTTATTTCTGCATCAATGTATTCTTGATTAACTTTACCAAATATTGTAGGTTCATCAGCTATAAAACTAGCTCCTAATATTTGTATTGTTTTGCAACCTGTTTTATCAGTAATAAATTGCTCTTTGTCATACATTGTTTGCAATGTATTGCGAATATCTGATACATTCATTTTTTATTTTTTTCTTTTAAAAATGCACCATAAAAACTTGCATAATTAATTAAGTCTAAAACTGAATCATAAGCAGATTCAAAATTAGCTGTTTTACTTTCAAAAGCTAAAGATTCTAATCGTTTAACTTTAGTATGTATCATAGTTAAATAAGATGCATCATCGTATGGAAAGTATTCTTTCTTTGATTCTGAACCTTTTGATTTATAATCTTCGCCTTTTAATTCTTGTAAAGCTGCTGCTTCACTTAATACTGAATGCATAATTTACTCCTTATCTAAAAAATCTAGTTTACCTATATTATCAAAATGTTGTGGTGCTTGCCAATCTTTTGGTTTAACAAGATCAGGTAATCCTAATGGATTTGGTCTTGTATCTTTTACACCAATCTCTTTTTGCATGTTTGCGTGATGTACACGTTTCCATGCTTTCTTAATATCTACATTAAAAGCATCTAATGTACCTAAAGCAATAACAATAATATCTATAAAAGCATCTACTACTTCATCTGATTCATTATTATCAATTGCTGTAAATAATTCGTCTAATTCTTCTTGTATAAAATTAGCTCTAAACTGCAAGTAAGACATTTTCTTTTCATCACTTGCTTTATTAATAAACCGATATATTTGATAATATCGGTTTAATTTTTTTATGTCACCTATCATGCTGCAACTTTTTTTGGATTAGTATTAATCCATTGTATAACTTCATAAAAATTATCTGATGTAAATAAATTTTCTGCAGATCCATATTCATAAACAACATGAAATCTTGGTGCTAATTCATTAGTTAAACCATATATATCTTCAGAATTACATTCTCTTTCTTTGATATCTTTAGCATCAACCCATATATGATAACCTTTATCATAATCTTCATCATTCATAAAACTAGGTAGCGCATCATTTCTATATGATACATCTACCCAACCTTCTGGCAATTTTAAATCTTTGTGATATTCACTCCACTGCATCATGCACACTCCTTTTTAATTATTTTATCTTTATAAAAATTTTCTAATTCTTTATACATTTGTTTTGTAATTCTTTCTAGTTCTGAATCAACTAAGCTGACATAAACATTTTCTGGTCCATAATCATCAGAATTAACATATAACAATCCTATTTTTCTATTTAAATTGCAATATCTAGCCCAGTAATTGCCCATGTAAGCACCCATATATTTTACGGCTAATGCTTTATTAATTCCATATGTGGTATCTTTTCCCCAACCAACACGCAAAGAATAATCTTTTGAACGATATAATTCATGCGATAAATTAACTAAATTATCAATATCTGTTTTACTTAATGGTTTTTCATTATTGTAATGTTGTTGCAATACAATATAACCAATAAATTGGCTTCTGTATTTTTTATATATTTCGTGTTTATCCATATTAACTCCTTAATGTGTATAAGAATATTCTACCAAAATAATATAAATTTGTATACACTTTTATATGATTATTTCCAACTATTAATCCAACCAGTTTGTCTTGGTCTTCTTTTAACAACATCTTTACCATGTTCTTTTTGTGTTGATTTATTTTGTTTAATTAATGCTTCAATACGATCGTAGTTAGGTTGCAATATATATACTGCAGCAAATGCATAAACTAATGTATCTAATGCTTCATTATTTCTTGTTTTCTTAACCCATTGAAACTTTTTAGCACCTTTAACATATTTAACAACTCTTTTTTCTGATGTTAATTGTTTAAAGTATTCTTCATCTACTGTAGCAGGAAAATGTATTGTTGCATTTTCTGCTTTTATTCTTGAGTAAATAACTTCTTTAGCTGTATCTGTTCCTACAGGATATAAAACATGTCTTGATCGACCTACGAATGAAGGTCTGCCCGCAATAGGTTTTTGTGTTTGTGATGAACCTTTAATTGCAAATATCTTTCTATGTACTCTTTTTGAAGTATAAGCATAAACTTGTTGTGTGTGATGACCACCTGAGTCGATACATGTTGAAACTATCTTTAAAATCTTATCATCTTCTCTTGTAAATGAATTTAACAAGTATTGATCTAAGTCTCGCCAAACATGTGTAGAAGAAGGATCACCAAATATAACTTTGTAATCAATGACCCAACATTCATTATTATGGGACCAACCTACAACTTGAGCTTCTAAACGATCACCCTGTACGTCAACACCACAAGTTAATAATAATACTTCATTAGGAATTGTTTCATGATCATAAGTTTCACGTTTATCTAACAATCCACCATATTCAATACTTTCTCCTGGATCATCAAATGTTCTACCCAATGCTGTATTAACCCAAGTTTTAAGCATTTCAGGTTGATTCTTAACATTATAAAAATCTACAGCCATATCTACCCAAGTTCTCCATGGACTATAAAGCTCAGATATATGAAATCCTGCTACTTTTTTAGTTTCATTTTCTGCAATCCATTGTCCATTTTGTAGCATCCACATTTTCTTAGATTCAGGTATTACTGTTTCACAATGTTTACATGTATATTCTGCAGTTTCAGGTTTAGATTTTTCCCAATGTATTTGTTCCCATTCTAAAACCTGCAATGTAGCACAATGTGGACAAGGTACATGATAATAACGTTTATCTGATTCTTCAAAAGCTACTTCTATACGTGACAATCCTTTAATTGTAGGAGTCGATGTAATAAATACTTTTCTATTCCAAAAAGTAGTTGTACGTTTTATAGCTAGATTAATAGGATCACCTTCTGCTCCTGCAGATGTTTCATATCTATCAACCTCATCGCATAAAAGTATACGTATTGGTCTAGAAGCTAGTCCTGCAGGTGAATTTGAACCTACAATGTTAATATTACCTCCTGGAAACTTTTTAGAAAGTACAGTATTACCAGAATCTCTACTTTTTGGGTCTTTTACTTTAGTTCTTAGTCTTTCTGAATCACGAATCATATTAGCTAAACGATCTTTTGACCATGCTTGAGCCATAGCTAATGTAGGTTGTAAAACTAATGTAGGAGATGGGTCTTGATCTATAAAATAACCTACTATGTTATTTAGTATTTCAGTAGCTCCAACCTGTGCAGATTTCATAAAAACAATTGTATTAATTCTATGATCGTTAGCAGCATCCATGATTTCTTTTTGATATGGAGCTCTATCTGTTCTCCATTGCCCTGCTTCTGATGAAGATTCAGCAGATAACACACGATATCTGTCTGACCACTCAGAAACTGTTAAATCAGGTGGTGGATTCCATATCTTCTTTGTCGACAAGAGTACTTTCTCTATATTCTTGCGGTATTGGGTCATTTGCTAGTTCCTCTAGTGCTTCATATATTGCTTGTTTAATGATTTTCTCAACTTCTGCAAAGTCTTCTGATGCTAATACTAAATGTGCAACCTTATTTGGTATTGTTAACAGCTTTCCTCTGCAATTTGATGTGTAATTGATCCAAGTTTCCTCAACTTGATCAGTAGGAATGAGTTTTCCTTCTAAAACAGCCACATCGAGCTGAGCTTTATCAGCTTGTGCTTTAGTTAGACGTGTTTTTTCTTCAGTTATGTCTCCAGAACCATCTTTTGATGAATATCTGCCTTGTTTTTGCAAAAAAGCTATATAAGAGCGCCTACAATGGTCTAAATCTAATGGATTTGCACCTAATTTGGCCTGAAAAACATCATTATTGATCAATTTTCCAACATTTTGGACTGTCATGAACAGATGTTCTGCTACTTCTTTTCTAGTTGCCATTGCTTAATATTAAACCGGTTATATGGGACCTACGTCTAGAGAAAGAGTTCGGCGCGAATAAC